CGGGCGAAGTCCAGTCGAAAGCCTGCACCGCTCCGCGCGCGCGCAAGAAGGCATCGATCGCGGCAGCGTCGGCCGTCGTGCGGCCCCGGAACTCCAGCGTCCAGACTTCAGGCTGCGTGTTGATGCCGAAGGCGAGGCGCTGCTCGTAGCCGTCGCCGAAAGCCACACGGCGCACTGTGGGCCTCATGGCCACTTGAGCGCCGATGGATGGTGTCCACGTGAAGGTCGCCATTTATGCGGCCCTCCGTGCATCCAACAGGCCGCCAGCGCGCTTCTGCGCCAGCAGCTCCTGCCGCACAGCGTTGGCGATCGCCTTGCCCAGGTCACGGCCGCCAGCGTTGTCGCCGCTGGTTGCGGCCCCGGCGTCGGACACGCTCACGGCAATGTTAAACACGTCACCACCGCCGCCACCTGACATCGTGACCGGGATGCTGCGGCCATCTGGCAGCGGCACGTAGGCCTCATTCATCCGACCCTCACCAAACAGAGCGAGCTGAGGACCGGTGGCGATACCTCCGTTGGCGTACTGATTGAGCGCAAGAGGTCCCATGTCGCTCATGATTCCGCCATTGGCTGCCGTCATCGTGATAGGAACCACCTGCGAGGCGGGAGCCCCTACCGTCGCTCCTCCTGCACCCCCAAGTGCAGAGCCGATGAGAGAGCCAAGCCAGCCGGCCAATGGCCGCGTGATGCTTTGCTGAATCTGAATACGGATCATGTCCGAGATGATGGAATTGGCCAGCGAGCGGAAGTCCAGCTTGCCGGTCATGACAAAACTCGTGAGCGCATCGGTCATGCCGCTGAACGCGCGAGTGGTCGCCGCCTCCATTTGCTTGCCAACCTGCTCGGCTTCTTCGGCCACGGTACGCAGGGCCTTGGCAAAGCCCGCCTCGGGGTCGGACAGCTCCTTGGCGCGCTGGGTCAGCAGCGTTGCGCCGTCTGCGGCCTGGCGGGCGGCGTCCTCGATCTTCTTGAGGGCGTCGGCCAGCTTCTCATTGCCTGGCGCTGCCTCGGCCAGCTCGCGGGCCTGTTGGGCCAGCGTGGCCAGCTGATTAGCGCTCTCCTGGCGTGCAGTGGCCAGGCGGCGCAGCGAGTCGAGTTCGCTGATCGCGCCGGTCTCGCGCAGCGTCTTGATCTGCTCTTCGATGGCGCGCAGCTCGTTCTGGCCACGCGCGGCCTGCTCTTGCAGGTCCTTGAGCGTCTCGCCGGGCAGGCGAATCTGGCGCTCCAGGTTCGACTGCTGGGCGTCGCGCTCCAGCTTCTGGCGCTTGAGGGTGATCTCCGCCAGCTTGTCCTGGAGCTTGAGCTTGTCCTGGGTGGTCTTGGCCACCGTGTCGAGGCCACGGCGCAGGATCGCCTCTTCGTCGGCGAACACGGCGCGCAGCTTCTCGGTGAAGTCCTCCTGGGCCGCCAGGCGGGCCTCGCTGGCCTCCTTGAAGCTCAGGTAGCCCTGGCTCTCGTAGAGGTCGATGATGCGCTGGCGGTCCTTGAGGATGCCGCTTTCGACGTCGACCATGCCCTGCAGGCGCTTGAGGTCGCTGTCGATGCCTGCCATGGCGTTGGCCGTGACGGCGCTGGTCGCGGTGCTGTAGTTCAGCTTTGGCTTCTTCGGCTCCGTTGCAGCATTGGCGGCTTCCGTTCCCCTGCGAATGTCCTCGAATCGCTTGGTGACCGCGTCGGCCAGCAGGGGCATGTCCCAGAGGTCGACGTAGTTCTGGTTGGCCTGCTCGACGATCGCGTTGCGCTTGTCGAGGGCGGCTTTCAGTCGGGCGCGGTTCTCTTCCGAAAACGGGTTCAGGCCCTTGCCGCCGGCCAGGAAGGTGCCGGCCAGCTCAATGTCCGCCCACACCGCCTGAAAACTGCCGATCACCGACTTGATGGTCTGGCCGATGCCGCGCAGCGAGTCGATGACGACGGCGAGCGCGTAGGCGGTCTTTTCCGCCCAGGTGGTGAGCGTGCCTTCGGTGCGCAGGCGCTGGATGCCCTCGACCGCGTTGTCGGTGCCGAATAGGACGTTCTTCAGCTCCTTGGCCAGCACGGTCATGGACGGGATCGCCGAGGTGACCAGGGTTTGTGCCACGAAGTTGGTCTCGGCCTTCATGCGGCCGAGTGCTTTCGACGCCTGATCAGCCGCGTCCTTCTGCTCGTCGGTGAGCTTAATGTTCAGATCCTGGTTCTCTGCCAAGTCCTTCAGGAACGGCAGCATCGTCGCGCCCGACTTGCCGAACAGCTCAATGGCGATCGCGGTCTTGCCTGCGCCATCCTCGAACTGCGCGAGCTTGAGGGCGACGTCATTCATGACCTCGGCCGGGTCGCGCAGGTTGCCGCTTGCGTCCTTGGCTCGGATGCCCAGGAACTGGAGCGCCTTCGTCGCACCGGCCGTCTCGTCGTCTACGCCCGCAAGCCCCTTGGCCAACTTGACAAGGCTGCCTCCGACGCTCTCGATGGACGCGCCGGAGATAGTGGCAACAGGAACTATCCCTGCAAGTGCGTTTGCAATTGAGCCGGACTGCTCGGCCAAGTCCTGCAACGCGGCGGCGGACTCGATGGTGCGCGCTACGAAGTCGCGCAGCGCTGCCACCGAGGTTGCGCCGATGACGACGGCGAACGCGGTCTTGGCGACACTGGCGACCTGCTGGAGCGACGCCTTCATTTCGTTGGCGTGCTTGTCGAGCATTCGCGCACTGCGGCCGAGGTCGGCTTGAAACTCCGACGTCTCCGCTGCGAGCTTGACGACAAGGGAACCAATGTCAGCCATTCTTCTTGACCCTATGAGAGAACATCGCCTTGAACCTGGCGACGTTCAGTTGTGTTTCGTCCTTCGGTGGCTGCTTGTCCACGAAGGGCATGAAGTCCTCCGGCGTGAAGGGCTTGGAGTCCTTCGCGCGGTTGGCGTTGGCGAATGTCGAGGCCACGATCCCGGACCGGAAGTCGGCACGGAAGTCCCCGAACGGTTCGAGCTGGTAAAAGGCCATCCACTCGGTCAGCTCGTCCGAGCCGATGCGCCCGAGCAGCTCGCGCACCGGTAGCCCGAGCGCAAGCGCGAGCCGGAACACGAACCGCCGGGCGGGATTGGCCGTCAGGCTTTTTTTGCGGCTTCGACCTGCTCGGTACCGATGCCGTTGAGGCGCTGCGCGACGCTGAACACGCGGTCCAGCGCGCGTGCGCTCTTCTTGCCCAGGGCGGCGATCTCCGCGTCGTCAAACATGCGCTCGCCGGCCTCGTTGCACAGCGTGAGCGACACCAGGCGGGCGCGCACGTTCTCCATGCGGCCCTCCTTGCCGATCAGGCTGGCTTCGAAGGCATCGCGGTCGGTGCCGGTCATGGTGCGAACGAACACATCGCCGCCCCACTCGGGCACGTTCACCAACTCGCGCGGCAGGTCGTCAGCCGCGAGGATCGCTTCTTTGGTCAGGATGCGCATGCGGATCAAGCCTCGGTGATGTCGCCATCGATCTCGATGGTGACGCTGGCTTCGACCACGGCATCGACGCCGCCCTGGACGCTGAACTGCGTCACGTAGCCGTAGAAGGTCCACGTGGCCGGAGTGGCGTCGGTGAAGGTGATCTTGAACTGGCGACGGGTGCGGTTGGCGCGGTCGGTGCGCAGGCCCTGGTGCACGGTGTCGTCGGGGCTGTAGTGCAGGCTCAGGGAGAGCTGGCCCTCATCACGCAGGCCGACGCGCTTCTCTTTCGAGGTCGAGGACAGGTTCGTCACGTCGATCACGGACGCCTGACCGCCGGGACCCTGGAAGGACACGACGTTGGGGATGGTTTCGAAGGCCGAAGCCCCGAATCGGGCGATGGTGATGCCCTGTGCGGTGATTGCAGTGCTAGACATGCTGGTTTCTCCAAAAAAACGCCCCGCAGGGCAGCACACCTATCGGTGGTAGGTGTAGTCCACGGCCACCCGGTAAAGCCGGGTTTCCTCTTCGAAATCGGTCAGCACCATGCGCACTTCGGCGACGGTGTTTTTGCTGGCCACGACCGCGTCGCGCACCTGGTCCTGAAGCGCGATCGCTTCGGCGTAGGTGCGGGCGTAGGCATCGACCTGCACGCGCACGCGCTGCACGCCGTGCAGCCCGTTCATGCCGACGATGTGCTCCTGGTCGACCGGCGTGTAGACCAGCGCCGGGTAGTCGACGCCCTGCGGCGCGACCAGCGGATAGACGCGGCCCGAGGCCAGCGTCTTAATGGCGTTGTAGAAGTCCTGCATCAGGGCCTCCGCAGCTTTGCCACTTCGGCCTCGATGCGCTTGGCCAGGCGCTCGCGGATCATCTGCGTGGCCTCGTTGCGCTTGGCTTCGAGTGCCGGACGCAGGAACGGACGCGCGCGCATCTTGCGAGTGCCGAACTCGACGAAGCGCCAGTAGTACGGGTCCTGGTCCTTGCGGGCCTTGCCCGAGCGGCGAACGCCGACCACGGACTCGGCACGTGCCTGCTTCTGCTGCTGCGGGTTGCTCATGACCCGGATGCGGCTGCGCACCAGGCCGGAATCGACCGGCACACGGGCTTTCGCCTCCTTGGCCACGATTCGCGCTCCGGCAGCGACAGCAGCCCGCAGCGGGCGACCGCGCACGGACGCCGGCAGCAGCTCGCGCAGGGCCTTGTCCAGCTCGGCCAGGCCTTCGACCTTCACCGTCACCTTCATGTGGCCCTCTCGTTTCTGTCCAGTCGCTTGGCCAGAACTTCGATGCCGGCCTTGCGACCGATCGTGATGAGCTGGACCGGCTCGTATTGATGACCATCCCACTGCAGGCGATCCGCATAGGTCAGATCGGTCCAGCGCAAGCGAAAGCGCGTGGTGATCTCGATCTGCTTGGCGTTGGCCTCGGTGAACTCACGCGAGCGCATCTCCTGCGCCTCGGCCCACACGGTGGCCAGCGTCGACCAGGTGGTGATCGGCTGGCCGAGCCCGTCCTGGGCGGTTGCCTTGCGCAGGATGGCCACGCGCTTGTCCAAGGACCCGGCGCGCATCAAAACTCCAGCACGCGGTGAGGCGCGAGCAGACTCGACACGAAGTCGTGCGGCGCGGTCTTGTTGGTGCTGTCGGCCTCGCGGTTCTCGTAGAGCGACGACCGCAGGCCGAAGGAAGCCGCGAAACCGACG